TCAACTGCAAAACCATGCGTCAAACAACAGCGAATACATTGATCCGGTGTAGCCCGCCGCGAAGTTTTGCAATTTTGCCGCTTGGTATTGCAGCAGGCGCTTTGATCGACGTGACGTCGAAGCGTGTTTAAAGGCTCGTTGAACGGCTCGCGTCCCTGCATCCGGTCGAAGCGTGCCATCGCGTCGGCATAGCCGGTCAGCAGGTTTTCCCGCCTGCCTTTGCCACTGTCGATGCCGAGCGCGATCCAGCGGCGTTTGCGCTCTTGCCACCAGCGCGACCGCGCATCGAGGACCGAGAACGGCGGATAGATGAAACTCTCATAAAGAGCCCCTGAAGACATGTTGAGCCTCATGGTCTGCGCGCTCTTGGCGCTCAGGTGCGGGCTCGGGCGGCCTCAGGTGATTGATCGTGCCGCAGCGGCGGCACTTGATCTCGATGGCGGGTGCGGATGGCGCGGACGCCATCCTGAAAAGAAGGGCGCGGCAACAGCCGCAACGAATGTCTTTCATCTTACCGGACGACTCAGCCACAGTGCCGGCGCTCGCGCGAGCAGCGGGTGCGGCGGTGATCCTGATCGGTCTGCCGGGCGGAGCCTTCACCTGGTCCCCGCCGTTCGGGCCGTTGGCGCGGCCCGGACCGCCCGTCCTGGGCGGATCAGTCTGAAACGATGTCCGCGTCGGTCAGGTTGCGCAGCCGCTCGGCATAGATCTCCGAGCCGCTCCAGAGCGGCCAGACCCGTTTGGCCAGCGCCTCAACCGGATAGGCCGGATTGCGCCACTGCACGAAGGGCTGGCGCGGCTCGGCGGTGGCCAGCTCGATGTCGGCGACCGCGACGAGCGCCGGCAGATAGAGCCGCTCGGCTGACCGGATCGTGAGCCAGACACCCGGTTCTCGCACTGCGGGCGAAACCTCGTTGCCGTTACCGTCAAACAGTGCCTCGGCGGCTATCACCTCGCAGCGCAGGCCCGCGTAGGGCTGGCCGGCGAATGAGCCAGAGAACTGCTGCGCGACAGCCGGCAGTGCCAGAGCCACGCCTTCCTCGGCTGGCCGGATACCGAGTGCCGAAAGGTCGACGTCCTCGGGGCGCAGATAGTGCAGGATGTGATCTGCCGTCATTTTGGTCATGCTGCGGCCACCTGGTTAAAGAGCGCGAGAGCATCGGCGTCGGACAGGGAGAACGCGCCGACGGCAGCCAGGCGCGTTTGCGCGTTTTGGATCGCGCCGCCGTCGCCGCCACAGCCCAACCCAATACCGGTTAGCGACCCGATCAGCATGGGCCTGCCAGACATCGTAAACGGCGCTTGTGCACCTGCCCTGCCCCAAAAGGTTCCGTCAGCTCGCCACGTTGCAACAACGGTGAATTCAGCGTCGCGCGGCACCTGCGCCAACGTCGCGAGGTCGGGACCGGACGTAGGGCCACCCGATCCCAATGTGGTACCCAAACCGCCGTTCGACGCGCGACGAAAAACGGTGAACCTATTATTGCTGTCCGCCCGAGCCTCAATAGCGCGCGCGAATGCGTTGGCGGATTGAAAATCTCGCCCGCGCCAGATCATCGTCAAACCCGTCGTGGTCGGGTTGATCGCCAGACCCGCAGCCGATGCGGGAATTACCAGCGCGTCAGGTGCAATCGTGTTTGATCCAAACGGCATCAGGTACGACGTTGCCGTGACCTGGGGCGCTGCCAGAACGCAGCTGAAGTCGATGAAGTTTCCTGCGACCCAACCTGATGAGCCGCCGGAGATCAGTCTCAGGCGCACTCGGCTCGCGCCGGCGGGGCAAACCAGTGACGCTGATTGGAGATCGGGCGTTGCTGGATTGGTGAACTGCGAAGGCGTCGAGACCAGGATGCCAGAGACAAAGGCACTGGAAGGTGCGGATCGCCAAGAAACCTCAAGTTGGGGTGCAGCCGCACCGGGAGACTGACGCTCTGCGATGACCATCGACGAAGTATAGGTCAGCCCCTCTGTAAGCCCTTGTTGCTCTCCGGGGCGCAGCTCCCAAAATGTCCCATTCCAGTTGCCATAAACACGCACCCGCGCTGCCGGCAGGCCCCGGTACGTCAGTAGCTCGACAACCTCTGTCGTCAGACCGGCTGTTGCAACACCAGTCGCCGCCCACCCTGGCAACGAACCGCCAGCACCAATGACGCCAAGTGTGGCCGTCGCGAAATCGGCTGAGCCCACAAGATTGGTCCAGCCCTCCCGGCTGTCATAGCCGCGATCCGTCACGGCTATAGCGCCGTTCGCGAACTCGCGCGAGACGCCCTGACCATCCTCGGCTCGCCGGGCGCTGGCGCGGGTGTGATAGCTGTCAATCGCAGCCATGGACACACGCCGCCCGCCGAGCAGAGCGTGCTCTCTGACGAAATCCGCCGCGAACTGGAACCGGCGCATCCAGCTCGGCGTCCGGATCGCGGATGCCGGCAGCAGCAGGCTCGGGATCGGCCGAGCCAGCGCGGCGGGGATCGGCGATCTGATCACAGCAGGGCCTCGAAGACGCGCACTGTGGACCCGGCTGCATTTTCTCGCACCACCGCCCGCAGTGATGGCAAGCGGGGGATCTGGGCGAACGGCGCGCTGCTTGCGCCGAAGGTGCAAATCAGCCGCCACGTTGCCGCCTCGTTGACGCGTCCCTCAATGTCCACCAGCGCGCGCGGGTCGGCGCAATCTGCCTGCAGGACGACGTCGCCCGAAGGGCTCCAGGGCGGCGAGACGGCGGCGGCGGCGGTTGTCGAAAATCTCTCGGTCATGATGGTCTCTCAGGTCTGCGCGGCGAGTTCGACGGTCATCAACCAGCCGCCGCCCTCGTCGAATGTGAACTCGTGGGTGATGGACGTGGCGACTGCCGCCGCGCCGCCGTAGCCAGGCAGGATCACCGGCGCACCGGCCATCGCATCGGGATCGCCGATGGCAGTGACAGAGCCACTGACAGAGCTCCGGCCGAGGTCGAGAACGGCGGCAGCTGCCGAAGCCGCAGCCTCGACGGCCGAGGCGGCGGGGTGCAGCAACAGCGCCTGCGCGGCCTTGCCGATACCGGCGGCACTGGCCAGCTGCGACAGCCCGGCCTCCGGATCGAACCAGGGCTGTTGCGCCTCGCCGAATTTCGGCCGCTCCTCCTCGGTGATCTCGCAGCCGGTGACACGCTCAAGCGGGATGATGAGCGGGGGCAACGGCGTGCCGCCAGCGGTCTGGCCGCTGTTCTTTTTGGTGATCTGCCATTGCCCGTTGGCCGGCTTCAGGCTGCCGCCGATCTCGTCGGCCAGCGCCTGGGCAAAGCCGAGCGGGCTCTGCCCCCAGTTGAGACGGTAAGGGATCTTGATGTCGGCCAGCTCAGGATGCACCCGCGCGGATTTGCCGGCCGAGCCGGCGAGACGCTGCATCATCTCGCCCACCGTCTCATCGTCGAAATGCGCGGTCTCTCCGGCCTTGTCGGCGTCGAGAAAATCGGCCGACCTGGCGACGACGGTCAGCGTCCAGCCGTCGTCCGGCGCGTAGCTTAGCGACGACGACTGGACCGTGAACGAGCCGGCATCGCGCAGGCCTGCCTCGTCCCAGCCATAGAGCAGCCGGTAGCTGGTGCCGGATGCGGGCCGGGACGCGCCCGGTCCGTCGACCGAGAACTCGATCTCGATCTCGTCGGCATCCGCGCCCTCGTTGTCAGTGTAGCGGACAGCGCGCAGCGCCGGCCCCCAGCCCGGAACGAGGTTGCCGCTCATGGCTCCAATCACGTGGACGACGGGACGCTGCATGGCTTACTCCCAGGCCAGCACGCGACGGCTGCTTACAGCCGAGCGGTAGGTTTCGGGGATCTCGATCGACGTGCCAGCCGGCACTGTTGCGCCATCAAGCAGGGTGGCGAGGCCCGGATTGGCGGTCAGGATCGCCTCGACCGTGCCACCGCGCTCGGTGCGCAGCGTCTCACGTGCGATCTGGTCGAGCCGCCTGCCGCCATAGGGCACGGTGTAGCGCATCAGAGGAGCCCTCCGAGATCCGCGATCCGGCCGGTCTGGCCCAGATAGCTGTCGGCCGGCAACAGCAGCAGGCCGAGGCTGACATCGATCTGGCGGCCGAGACCGTCGAACGGATGCAGCCGCTCCTCGTCGTAATCGAGCGTCTCGATCGCCACCATGCCACCACTCTCGCCCAGGTAATTTCCGCGCAGGCGCACATAGGGGACGATTGACTGCGACCGGTGATAGCCCTTGAGCAGCGCCAGGGCGTCGAGACCGCCCACCACATGCGGGAATGTCACGGCCTCGATCGTCAGCCGCTCCTGGCCCGCGCCGGTGACCTGATAGGCGATGCCGCCCTGCACGGGATGCGCAGGAAACCGGGCCTCGCTGGCATAGCTCAGCCGCTGCGGGTTGAGCCCGACCGTGTATAGGATTGCCGAGCCGATCGAGAACAGTGCGCCGGCATTGGTGAGCGCAGGCGTCATGTCGGCACCCTCGCCAGATCATGCTGCGCGCGGGCAAAGCTGCGGTTGACCGCGCGGGCCTGCTCGCGCCGGGCCTTGGCGGCCGCGTGCGACGGGTTGGGCGAGGTGATGTTCTGGGTCACCCGCAGGTTTTGTGAGGACTGCAGAGAGGAATGACGCTCGCCAGCGGTGGCCGGCGCAGCATCGGACCCACCGGAGCTGCCGGGTGCAACATAGGTCGGCGCGATGGTCGGGCTAACCGTGAAGCCGAGCAGCGCCTTGATGCGGTCGGCGATGGACGCGGCCTCCTGCTCGGCCACCGCGCCCTCGCTCGCCAGCCCCTCGACATAACCGCGCATGCTGGCCTCGGCCTCGGGCCGCAGATCGCCGGAGAGCGGCGAGCCGCCGACGCCCCACATGGTCTCGCGGCGCTTTCGGGCCGCGTCCCGCGCCTGCCCGGCCTCGTAGTCCTCGACGCTGTAGCGTTCGCCCTCTGCCCGGGTGCGGCCGTACTCCTGATACGCATCGATCACGTCGAGCCGCTTGGAGGCCTCCGACGGCTCCCAGCCGAGCAACTGCTCGAAAAACCGGTTGGCGCGGTGCGCGTTGTCGGTGCGCGCGTGCATCTCCTGCTGCAACGCGCCGGAGGATCCGGGCGGGGCCTTGAGCGCCGACGGCTCGTTCGTGCCGCCCTCCATCGCAGCCGACAGCGCGTTCATCGCCTCGGTCAACAGCGGCAGCGTGTTGGCCGCCAGGCTCTTGGCCTTGGCTGCGACATTGGCCGAAAACCGGTCCCAGGCGGCGCTGGCGTTGTCCGTGGCGATCGCAAAATCTTCCATCACGGTGCCCGGCGCGGCGTCCATGTCTTTCATCAGGTCCTTGGCTGCCTGGAGATTTTGAACAACCGCCGCCAACCCGGCTCCGGCCTGTTCCTCCGGCATCAAGGCCTTCAACTTGAAGGGATCGGTGCCAACCTTTGAGTAGATCTCTTCCAAGACCGCCATCACGGGCGAAGTGCCGGCTTCCTGCGCGGCTGACAGCGTCTTTTGCACATCGATCCCGTACTCAGATGCGTTTTTCAGGAAGTCCTGGGCCGTAAACTTGCCGAGCATACCTTCGAAGTTGGTTGCGGCCTCCGCACTGGTTCCCGTGGCCTTGCGGATTTGCTGCCCAAGCGCGACGAGGACCTTGGTGCCAGGCAGGCCGCTTTCGCCCAATGTTGCCATCTTGGCGGCGATGGATGGGACGTGCATGGCCATGTCCTTGACCTCGAATTGCCCGGCCTTGCCGCCGAGAGCCATGATGTCTTGCGCGCCCATCAGGTCATCTGACCCAATCCCGAAATTGTTGCGCAGCGCAATTGTCGCCTTCGCAGCATCTTCAGAGGTGGAGCCGGTTGCCTTGCCAAAAACGATGGTCTGTTCTGTCATCGCGGCGGCTTCTTCGGGATTAATGCCCCCGGCCAGCAACTGCCCCATGACGTTCATTGCGCCAGCGGTTCCAACACCTTTCCGTGCGCCGATTTGCGCCATGAGCCGGTCATAACGAGCCTGATCAGCTTCGCTGTAGCCACCTGTGATCCGGATACTGTCGGAGATGAACTCGTCGCCGGCGGCGGCCGTGATCGAATGACCGGCGATGATGCCGGCGCTGGCAAACGCACCGCCGACTGCATAGCCGGCCCCTGCGGTCAGCGGGATGAACGCATCGCCGCCCAAGCGGTCATAGGCGGCGCCTGCGATACCTGTGCCACCACCCGCACCGCCACCCGTCAGGCCGGGCCGGACCGGGCCGTAGCCTGACCCGTTGAGCGGGCCACCCATGCGCAATGTGGCGAGTTTTGCGCGCTGCGCGTCGGCGGCAGCCCCGATGTCCTTGATCGCCTTTTCGGCCGCGTTGGCGTCGGCCTTGAGCCCGTCGAATGCGCCATCGTCGATCCGGCCGAGCGCCTGGCGCGCGGCTTGCGCCTCGGTGCGGATGCCCCGGATTGCCTGCTCGGCGCGCTGCGCATCCGCCCGGATGCCCGAGGCCCCGTCGCCGATCCGGCCAAGGGCCTGCCGGGCCTCGTTGGCCTCCTTGGTGATGGAGCCGAGCTTGCCCTGGGCAGCCTCGGCATCGCGGCCGAGCTGCTGCAGTCCGGTGCCGAGCTCGGCTCCAACGCGGGTGCGACCAAGCTGCTGGGCGGCGCGGCCGAGCTGTTGCAGATCCCGTTCGGCCTCCTCGGCAGGACGCGAGAGCTGGTTGACCAGGCGAAGGCGCAGGGCGACGTCGAGATCACTCATCTGTTGCGGCCCCCATAGCTGCCCCCACCACGTCCCCATGTCTCGTCATAGATCGCCCGAACCTCCGGAAACCAGCGCAGCGCCTCGTCCCAGGGCATGGCCAGGAGCGCAGGCAGCGGCGTTGCAAACGAGCTGGCGAGGCGCGCGATATAGGAGCGCCAGCGCGGCAGGTCGATCACGACACGATCTATTGGCCGGTCGCTGTCTCCACCGGCCGGAACACGGGGGGCAAAAAATCCCAGCACACCTCGACAACGCGGCCGCCGTCGCCGGCCTCCAGCCCGCGCAGGACAGGGGCCGGCAGCTGCGTCATCTCGGCGTAGATGTCGTAAAGGTCCGGCGCGCTCGTCCGGCTGCGCCGGTCGAGGATGTCCCCAACCTGGGCGACCGTCAGCCGGCGCACGATGACGCTGGCGATGTGGCCAAATTCCGGGTGGTCGAATGCGAACTCCAGCGGCACGGTGGTCGACGTCGACCGGGCGAATACGAGTTTTTCCACCTCGCGCGCGGGCAGCGCCGCTGCCGGCGCGACAGTCGATGCGCCAGTCGACGGCTTTGCACTGCCGGCATTCTGCGCCGAGTTGTCCAGCTCGGCCCAGAGTGCCGGCGGCGGCATCGGGATCTCCGACACGGCCGGAGCCTCGCCGGCTGCCTGCGGCACATTCACGATCGCAACGGGTGTTTCAGTCACGTTCGAGCCCATCTCGAATGCTCCTTAAATCAGCCGGTCAGGCGGCGATGATGCGGTTGTGCTCGGCGGTGTAGTTGACGCCATTGATCACCAACACGTTGTTCGGGATGTCGAACTTGTGCACGGTGTTGCCGTCCAGGATGTCGTGGTAGAGCACGATCGAGGACCAGCGCAGGCGGGTCGGCGCGGTCGATTTCTGCCCCTTCACGCCGCCCTGGGCGTAGCCGTTGAGGAGGCCCTTGAGCATGACAACACGGCCGCGCATCTGCACCTTCGACGCACTGCCGGTTTCGCCGGTCGAGGCGGCCGGGAACACGTTGAGCAGGTTCTCGTAGTAGGTGACCGTGGTCCAGTCGCCAGGCTCGCGGCCAAAGCGCGTCTTGAGATCCTCATGAACGCCATTGACCGCCATCTCGCAGGTGAGCGCTGCAATCTCTGCCGGCAGCTCCAGACCGAACCAGCCACCACCCATCACGTATGGCAGCATCTCGCGGGAGAGCTCCGGCAGCGTCGTCTCGTCGATGCGCAGGCGCTGGTTGACCTCGTTGCAGTACCAGTTGGCACCGCGAATGATACGATCCATGGATGATCTCCTTAGGCGGTGACGCGGATGTTGGAAGAGCCGAGCTGCGACAGGGCAGAGGCGATGGCGGCCTGGAGCACATCAAATGCCTCGGGCATCGGCTCGTCATAGAGCTGAAGGTCGACAAGATCCGGGGTCTCGGCCCACCGCATCTTGACGCGCAGCGCACCTGCCTCCAGCACGCTCGCCGGATTGAGCGAATTGGACCACAGCACCTCGTAGCTGATCAGCGCGCCGAGGGTGACGAGATCGGACAGGAACTGGTCGAGCGCCCGATAGATCAGCGTCACCATGTGCGGCGTGATGTCCTCGCTGAGATACTGCCGCATCGGCCGCAGCATCGCCTTGGAGACCGCCAGGCGCGTGCGGATCTTCTTGATCGAGCGCCAGGACGATACGGTCGGGTCGGTGGCCGTGGTGAAGGGCGCCCAGAGCTGGTTGCCCTCGATCACCGTGCCGACGCCGGCCTGGGCGAGCTGGTTGGCCTCCGAGCCGGCATCGCCGTCGGTGTATCCGACCGGCACCGACGGGCCGAGCATGCCCTTCAGCGGCCGGTTCCAGAACGCCTTGTAGGGGCCGCCCGCCTCCTTGTCCCGGCGCACCATTGCGGCCGCGACCGAGGCGGACAGCGGCCGGGTGACATTGCCAGCGCCGAAATTGTAGACCCCGGCCGGGTACATGCCGACGACATTGAGCGAGGTTTTGAAATCATTGGCCCAGGTGATGGCACTTGCGACCGACGTCGACGGCGTGTCGGCGATGACCATGCAGTCGATGATCCGGTCGGCGACCGTGCGCGCCGCCGCGACGATCGCATTGGCCGCATTGCCGATCCGGTGCGCCGTGTAGCCCGGCGCGAGGATACAGCCCGGCTCCAGTTTCAGGTGGCTCTTGGCCTCCAGCAGCGCCCAGACGCCGGTGCCAGCCCCGGCCGAGCCGACGATCGAGTTGATCTCGGCCTCAAGTTTCTGCTGCGCGTCGACCAGGGCCGAATGCTGCGCGCGGACAAACACGATGTCGGTCGAGATCCCCTCGGCCTTGATCTGGTTGACCGTGTCCTGGGCGACACCGGCCCCCAACTTTGTGAACTGGTCGGCGTCATCGGTGGAGAGCCGCACCGGCTCGTTGATCGGAAACGCCGTGTTGTCGGCGAGCGGGGCGGGCAGCACCAGGCCGATGACCGTGCTGTCGCGCGTGTCGATCCGGGCGACTGTCGACCGGAGATCCGAAAAACGGCGAACGCCGACGAAATTGGTGGTGCCCGACATGGTCCATCCCGTGTGTGATCAGTGAGCGATCTGCTGGGATGGAGAGTACGGATGGCACAAAAAAGAAACGGGCTGACACCAGTCAGCCCGCACATTTGCCTGTCAAATCAGGTGCGGTCACATTGCCGCCCCGCGCGACGGAAATCAAGTGACCAACAATGTTAGTATGTGAGCGTCGAAAGCTCCAACTCAAGCTGCTCCGCAAGTTCTGGTGCCTGAGTAACATTGCGATGAGCTCTCGCCATTAGTTCATGTGCAGCCGGATGATCGCTCGCGTGGATCATGTGAAACATGACTTTCCCCGTGCCACCTTCGCTGTGGTAAATCGGGTAAGGTTTTACATACGTATAACCAAGTTCGTCCCTGAAACGCTCAGCCAGCCGTATAGCGATCTTTTCGCCGCTATCTGTGACCAGCTCGTTCCAATCGCCATTTCCCCACCATTGATCTGCATGGCCCGGGTTTTTGGTGAGGCCTTTCAAGGTCCTATGCAGCCAGCTGGTCCCAAGGAAATAAAAAATCTCGATCTTCTTGGCGCCCTCTGGCTTGTGTCCCGCAATCGCTTGAAGCGTCTTCCAATGGCATTCTAGGGAAAACTGATCGATCAGGCAGAACGTTGCGGTTTTGTCTTTTATGCGACCGCTTCCGAGGATCTGGACGATGCACTCGTTGAAATCGCCCGACAAAACTTGATAGTGCCGTTCGGCTTGGTCCCCCTGCTGCGCCACCAGATTGTTGAGCGCAGAGATCTTTGCAGGGTCGATGTCGCATAGAAAGATCTCGCGCAGACGACGTGGTTCGGTGTTGATGACCAGCTCGGCTGACCAGCTGTCTTGAAGCTCTTGCCTCTTAGGACCAGCGAACCCGTCGATGTATGCGCCGTGTCTGGTTATGATGGTAAAGAGATAAATGTACTTTGCGATGAGCTGAGCCTTGTGTTGTGTCCACACGGCACCAAGGCCACTCTGTGAAATCGAATGAGGCGGATGCTGGACAGGCAGCTCCTCAAACATTTCGATCGTTTCTCCCATTGTACCCCCATTCCCTATCGCTTGCTAAGCGGCATGGCCGCGGACAGGGAACTCTCGCACAATTTGTCCTCCAACCAAACCACCACCTTTGCCGTGCGGGTCGATCCCCTTCATGTCGGCCTTCGGCAGCTGCAGTTGGCCGGTTAGGGGATTGTTTTCATATTGCCCCCACTGCTTAAAGAACGGTGCGATGCCGACGCTCCTGCAATCGTCAAGGACATCTGAAACCCATTGAGGCTCCATTTTACGTGCACCTGGGCCGCTTTCACCGCCAATGATCAACCAGTTGGGGAACGGCCCCTTGCCATTTAACCGAAGTGGACCGATCGCAGGCTCATAGGATACGAACCACACGGAAGCAGGAACATTGCCCATGACAGCGGCGCGCTCGTCATATCGTTTCTGATCTTCTGCAGTGAAGCCGAGCCAGACGTTGGGCCAGCCCAACGCACCCCAGCTATCAGGAAGCATTTTCTTGATGTTCTGTGGTCTCTTGGTCAACAGCTGCCAATCGAGGCTGGGAGTTAACCGGATGAGATCGAAAAGATCCGCTCGCCAGGATGGGTCTACCTGATTGTCGAAGATATCAGCCAAGGACGCACAAAACACGCGCTGCCGCCGACCGAATTGAGCTTCAAACGCCTTTGCATCTCGTTCCCATGCCAACGGAGCTTTCCAGTATGCGTCAGTCGTTCGCTTTCTAGGGTTGTTTCCCCATTTCACATGACCGGATCGCTTTGACCATCCTTCCGCATAGCAGTTGTCGCAGCCTGGACTAATCTTCGTGCAACCAGTCCAGGGGTTGAAGGTGCGATCCGTCCATTCGATTTGGGTTGTGTCAGCCATTGCAGGCCCTCGGTTTGCTTTGGATCGTTAAAATCGTTTACCAGTCGTTTCGATTTTACTAACCCGCTGCGGCGATTTGGCGGCGCTCGCTCAAATCCTCTCACGTCTCGCCCGCGCGCTGTTGCCGCCCTCGTCGGGCTCGATCGCGGCGAGCCAGTGCCGGCGCAGGAGGGCCGGCCAAGGCACGCGGGCGGCCCAGCCTCCGGCAACGAGGCTCTTGCCGATCCGGCCCGACAAGC